ATTCCATTAAATTTTCATATGGAATATGAAATAGATTTACCTAAAAATTCATTTATAAATAATGAAAAAGAATTTGATGTTCCTTGTGTATTTCAAATTTGGATAAAAAAAAATATAAATAGAGAAAAAATTGTAAAACTTGAACCAAATAATTTCAAATTTGTAAAAAAAGATGAAAATCCTGATATTAGTTTTAGAAGAGTTGGTGTTTATGCCGGGAAAATAGATAAAGACAGTAGTGAAAAGTCAAATCAAAGTCATTATTATATTAAATTTGATAATTTTGATGAAGATTTATATGAAAAATTAAAAAAATTAAACTTTGATAATATTAGTTCTAATACAGTAGGACCTAAATCAATATCTAAACAAGAATTAATTAAGGTATATAATCAATACACATAAATTATTTATTAAATTTCCTAACAGATGAATGAATACTATCATAGATAATTTTACCTCTTATAACATTGGGTATATCATTTTTTTTTATAAAACCTTCACATGTCTTTGTAAAATTTGGAATTGAACATTGAACTCTTCTTTGTTTTTTAGAATCAACTTTTGGATTTACTGTTATTACACAACCAAATACTTTTTTCATTTTTTTGGCAATATCTGACCACCAATTATTTTGTCTCCCTGGTTTTATTTTTTTAACTAAATTAACATAATCTAATAAAAATTGTTCAGGTATTTCCCCAAATAATTTTTGATGTAATTCTTTGCAATAATTAATCTCATAACTATTTTTTATAATTTTTTTATCATCAACTTGCTCATATTGTATAACTAGTATTGTATTTTTTTTATCAAAGTCGTAACTGAAAAATCTCATTATATCAGAACAACATATTGTATTAGAACCTGTTGATTTAATACTTACATTTTCATTAGTATCAAATATATTTTTGGTATGGTCTACATCATGTATATCTGTATTATTTGTCTCTGGATTTAATCCAAAAACTCTTTCTTTAACTTCATTTTTAAATTTAAAACCTCCTGACTGAGATTGATTTAACTGAATTGATTGTTTTGTTTCTTCCATTAGCCTAATATTCAATGGAAAAAAAAATCAATTTTAGTGGCTAAAAAATTATATAACTTTTTTTTATAAAATTTTTATATTTCTTATCTATTTTAATCTGAATCTGAACCAACCGTTTCTTTTTTAGCCTTATATTGTTCCATAGCAGCATCCAAAGCTTCTTGTGAAAAGTTATCAGAAGTTTTGTTTAGCTCACTATTTTTCCATTCACCTGAAAGTTCTGGGAAACTTTTACCATCTCCTGAATTTAGTGAAACATAGATATTATATGGAGATGCTCCTTTTGGTTTTTTAGCTGGTGAATTGGCTTCTTTCTCAGATTTAGCAGCCTTAAATTCAGCAATTGTTTTATCAACTGCCTCTTGAGAAAAGTTATTTTCTGTAGAGTTCTTATTAAGTTCAGATGTAGCCCAGCCTTCTGAATTACCAAATCCAACTACAAAGCAATACAAATTGTATGGAGTTGGGTCTCTTTTTGGAGTATCAGATTTATTTTTCTTTGGCTTTGTAGCTCTTTTTGATACATTCAAATTTTGTCTTACCAAATCGCGTTGTTTTGCCTCAGCAAGAACAATATCAATCTCGTCTTCTTTGCCATATTTTCTCAAAATCATTTGAATTAGACCTAGAGTTTTGTTCGCCATCTCTAATTTTTTAGGCTGTAATAAATCAATTTTATTTTCCAACAATTTTGCCATATGTCAAAACTCAAAAAATCCAAAAATTTTAGATTTTTATAATAGTAATCTTAAAAAAAATAAATTTTTATTTATGTATCTTAAAAATTCTTAAAATTTTTAGTTTTTTAAGTTATTATTCCAAGTGGTTTGGCATAACCTTAATCAACATTTGCCATTAAATTTTTTTCCAGATTTTTAAGGTGTTTTTTGCTTTTTATATGGTCGCTCATACTATCTCTTCTTATCTCTATATCACAAATTTCACATTTAACTTTTTTGGCAGCAGATTCATTTTTTTTTCTTCTTCTTTCTTTTTTTTCCTCTTCTGTTTCATTTGCTATAATTTCAGCAATTCTTTTATGTTCATATTCTCTGCGTTGTCTTAATCTTTCAGCTTTTTCTTCTTCTGTTTCATTTTCATCTCGTTCTGCTTTATTTTTAGCATATATTTTAGCATCGTTTTCTGCCTTTTTTCTTTTTTTTTCAGTTTTTTCCGCTTCTGTCATATCTGCCTATCTTTTAGCATTATATTCTCTTTGTTTTTGTTTCCTTACTATTGTTTCCTCCGGAGTTTCATTTTCTCTCCTTTTTAATGTATTTTCAGCATATGTAATTGCTCTATATCTTTTATCTTTTACTAATGGATTAAAAGCAGCATATTTATTAACACATTTCAGTTTATTTATCCAAAGTTGTTCATAATCATTTATGTGTTTATGGTCTTTTTCATCTTGTCTGTAAACTAAATAATCTTTTATTTTTATAATTTCAAAATTTTCAACATCTAATTCCTTAAAATAAGGAAAAATCCCATATTCCTTTTTATTGTCTTTTAAATATTTATTATATTGGGTCTTATGTTTTTCAAATCTAACATCTAAAATGTTGTAAGTTGACCCTATATACATTATTGTAGGGTCTAAAATATAATATATCTTATAAATAGTGCCTATTACATAACTCATTTGGCAATAATACTGATAATAAAAAATAAATTTTAATATTATATAATTTTAATAATTATAAAATTTTTAGTTCTTTAAGTAGTGATAATAACAATGTTCTGCTAACCTAATAGGATGATTATTCAAATTTCCTTCATCACAATAGTGTTTCATTTCATCATAAAATTTTTGAATTATTGGTATAATTGTTTTGAACCATTGGCGATCGCGAATAATTGAACAGTATTGAAAATCTCTTTCTTGAGTTTTTTCATTAATATAATATTCAACATAATGACAAATTTCCCTATTCATCATTTCCATATAAACCTGACATTGATAGAAATATTGCCTTGGAATTACATCTTGGGTTAATTTAATTCGTTTTTTATTAGGACATTTGATCTCAATAATGCATTCACTGTCACTAATACCATCAGGGCGACCTGTTATAAATTCATAATCTTTATGTTTGATATTTTTAAGCTCACTATTGACTTTTGTATTACTATAATACTGATAGGTTTCAATTGCTTCTTGTTCATATTTAATTCCATGTTGAGTAAAGGAATTTCCACTAAAACGATGTTTATTTTCAACTTTTTTTTCCAATAATGTCCAAGGAGTTTCAAAAGTATTTTCGCATAAAATTGTCGCGAAATCGCGAGCAGTAATTGACGGATATTTTTTCTGAGGTTGTGCTACTACAATCATATCTGTATCAACAATTTGAAGTTCCTTAACTTCAGTTGGAGTGCTACAGGAGTTTGTTTGTTGAGGTGCTTCCGTCATTTTCGCTAATTTTTAAGGCTAAAAAAATCAATTTTATTATAATTTTTTATTTGAATTTTTATATTATTGTTTTGTTTAATTATTGTTTGTTTTCCTCTTCTCTACAAATCGCACATAATTCATCATTTTGTAGTTCAGGATTACATCCAAAGCAAAAGCATAAACTACAATTCCAACACGATTTACCGTTTGTAGCTTCTTTATATAATACATTACACTCTTCACACTGAACAAAATGAAGACACCACTCATCACAAAAATAGTCGGTATCTTCAAACTCCAAATGGTCTCCACATTCGGGACACTCATTTTGTTCACTCATTTTCTCATATTTTTTAATTTTAAAATACTGATGGGATTTATATATTTAATACAACCAGTGGAATTAGTTGGAACTGATAGATATAAAATAGGTTGTACTGGAAAAGAAGATCTAAGTAGATTATTAAGTTATAATACGGGAACAAGATATTTATGTATAAATTTTTGTGAAAATTATTCAATGCTAGAAAAATTATTAAAACAGAAATTTAAAGAAAATTTTGAATTAATAGGAGGTTGTGAGTTTTTTAAAGGTGATGAAATTAAAATGATTAAGTTGTATACTGAAATTTACTCAACTAATATTGAATTAATTAAACATAAAAAAGAATTTAATATAATACAAAAAAATACATTTAATTCCAACCAAAATAATGTTGTAAATGAATTTATAGAGATTAATAATAATGAAGTATATGATTATTTTACACCCTTGGAAATTTAAAACGCCGGTTTTACCCGGTATAGTAAATTAAGAAGGTTTGCCTGTTTCAAGACGTGTAAATTTTGATTTTGATGTATCGTGTAATACATCTGATGATTTTTTACATAAATAACTTGGTCTTTCTAATTTATTTATAGAATTATAAGCTATCTTGTAAATATTTTTTGCTCCGTTACAATCTCTATTCCACACATTAGAACAGCTCTTACAGCTAATCAACCCGTGGACGAGTCTAAGATTATTACGGAATGGTTTTGGATTTTCCCTTACCATAATTTTTTCACAACTACCACCATCACATTTGGAACATTTACAACTTGTCCGAAACTCATCTACTAAATATGTTTTATAACCATTTTTCTTAAACAAGGTTCTCATCCCTTTCCCTTTTGTTGCCTCCTTATATTTCATATGTTTCCTTTGTTCATAATCACCAAAACAGACTATAGTTTCTTCTGGTTTTCCAAATATTTTTTTGAATTGGTTTAATAATTTTTGTTCGCTTTTTAATCTATTCCAATATCCATTTAGTTTTAATTTTCTAAATAGATTTTTTTCATAAAATTCAAATAATTTATAATTCATTTGATTTTTCTTTTTACAATATTCTTTGAATTTTTCTATATCTAATGTTTTACGATTATATTTACATAATTCTGTTTCCCATTCGATTATTGTTTTATTATCTATTTTTGCTAGTTTTTGTTCTAATAATATTTTTCCATATTTTTTACTTTTTGTTTCTTTTCTTCTTCTATCTTGACTATATCTATATTCATTCGCATCTTTATTACAATTATCAACACAAAATAAAAGGTCCATTTTACCAGGATCAATGGCTACAATATTTTTATCTATGATAGCAGAATAATTTTTAACTTCATCTATATATTTTTCTTTAGTTGGAATTTTATTTATTATTATTCTTTTTCCTACTTTATCTTTTCTTAATAATAAGATAGAACAACTAATTCCATCCGTCTCAATCATATGATGAAATGAATACCAATTTTTCAAAAAACATTTTCTTTCTGTTCTAAAAAAGAAATTCCATATTTTATCTTCAAATCTTTTGAGATTACCATTGAACAAATAATCACTTTTATTACCTTGTTTTTTATTCATTAAAAGATGAACTAATGTTGTTGTATCTAAACGAATATGTTTAGGAACAATTTCATTTCTTAAAGGAAATGGGTTAGTTGTTGTATATCCTTTTTTTTCAACTTGTTTCATCATAAATAACATGCAACCAAAATAATCTTGAGGACAGCATTGTAAATCATAATATAAATTATCTTTTCTAAATTTATTTTTGTTAGGAATGATATATTGCTTATGTTGATTAATCCATTTATGATAAAATGATTTCGATTTATATTCACTATTTTCTATATTTAACAAATCATTCTTAATTTTTCTTAATTGTGAATTTAAGTTTCTAATTGTTGTTTCTCTATCTATTTTTGTTTTCTTTATTTTTCTAATTTTAGTACTCATATATTTCTGTTCCCAAACTACATTTACATATCTTTCAACATAATCAATATAATGTTGTTTAATATTGTTTTCATACATTGTTAAAATATCTATGGTTAAGTAATCTAAAATAGTATTCATATGGGTATAGTTTAATTCTTCATCTTTACACAATGGTTTGTAATGTTCATTATAAAATAATTTTAATCTATCTTTTAGTTCTTTAATTTCTTTTTTTGGTGGTCTTCCTGTAGTTTTTTCATTACATAATATTTTCATACAAGAATTTATAAATTCCTTATCTACTATTGGTAGTGTATTATTTTTATCATAATAATCTAATAAATATAATTTCATAAACTGCAAAGTATGAATAACTATTTTATTTGCTTTTATTACAGATTTATTAATTTTAGGTTGATTAATATTAAAATGTTTAAGAACATGTTTTAATGATACTTTAATACATTTAAAAAAATCATCAGGTGGTTCTTCTTTTATATTCATTTTAGTCTTTTGAACGCTTTATATTAATAATAATAAATTATTTTTAAATACTTTTTTAATAAATGATATTTATATTTTAATAAATATATATTTTTTTGTTCTAATTTTATTGTCATTAATTACCATCCTAAAATCTGTACTAATTATATTATAATTTTTTTTTAATAATTGTTTTATTATAGATAACCAAGGTCTTTTCAATAATTTTGGGTTTTTTACTCCTTTTACAAAAGACAAACTAAAATATTTACGAATATTTGGTAGCAAACTAAGAATATTTTGTTGTTTTTCTAAATTTTTATCTAATTCATACAATGTTATACTATTTTCCTTATCAAGTTCTAATATATCCATTATTTTCTGTAAAATATCATCTTGTTCGGTTCTATATAATTCTTGTTTCAACCTCATATTATACTTATATCTAACCTTTCACTTAAATAAATTATTTTTATATAATTATAAAATTGATTTAAATACAAAGAATTTATAATATATTAAATTAATTATGATTGAATGGAACAAACACTTATATCCACATCAACAACAAGCTATTATAAATAAGATAGATAAACAAAAATGTTTAATTAATATGTGGTGTGGAACAGGAAAAACTAGAACATTTACTATCTCTTTATTTCAAGATAATCAAGATATAAATGTTCTCGTTTTCCCATCACTAGGTTTGATTAACCAATATAATAATGATTATTTCCTTAACTTAGACACTATTTTCAAAGATAACTTTGATAAATTACAGTGTCTTGCTTTCTGTTCTGATAATGATACTAAGCTTAAATTAAAAACATCAGCAATTCAATATTCTACATCAGAAAGAACTTGTAAATCATTTATGAAAAAAAAAGATAAAAAAATTGTATTAGTCACATATCATTCGTTTGAAAAATTTATAAATATTTGTATTGATAGTAAAATTAGAATTAACCGTCTAATATTTGATGAAGCTCATCATATTGTTGGTGAAAAGATTCAAGATATTGTTTTCAATAATGATGAATTAGATAATATTGTGGATAAAACCGAATTTTATACTGCTACACCTGTTAATAAAAATGGGATTACAATGTATGATAGAGATAAACCAGAAAATAGTGATTGTGGCGAATTGGTTTATGAATATTTATATTATCAGGCTGTGGAAGATAAAATATGTAAGGCATTTACTACTAATATTAGTCTATATTGTCAGAAACCAGAATATAAGAATAAATACCAACCAATATTTGAATTAATAATTAGAGCATGTTTATCCGGTGAGTATGATTATTGGAATGTGTTAACATATCATAGTTATGTTAATGAAAATGATTATTCTGATGGAATTTCATATGTGAAAGAATTTGCCTCGAAAGGAAATCAAAAACTTTTCAAATCATTATTTACTAAGATTCAAAAAAAAGAATTTCCACAAACCAAATCATTATATCACATTGATAATGTCATATTACAAGGTGTAAGCAGTGAATCTAAAAATAGAGAAAAAATAATAAATGAATTTGATAAAAAAATTAGAGGAAGAATTTTTATATTATCATCTTGTGGAATATTAAATGAAGGAATTGATACAAAATGGGCAAATATGGGAGTACCTATTAATCCATCCCAAAGTATAGTAAAAGAATCACAAAGAATTGGTCGTTTAGTTAGAATACCAGAATCAAATATGCATGACGCAATTATTCTAATACCTAGTTTAATAGATATAAAAAAATATAACAAAATGGAAACTGATGAAGATAAAGATATAATGATTAGAGAACAATTATCAGAATCTGGTAATTTTAATACAGCATTAAATGTAATCAGTGCATTTAAATATCAATATGACCCGGAATTATTCGAAATGTGTTTAAGATATCCAAATATGTATGCTCCACAAGAAATCAAAGATAATCTTTCTAAATATGGTCTTATTATTAAAGATAGTCAAGGAGAATTAATTGATAATTTAAAATATATTTGTAAAAAAGAAGATATCTCATTTGAAATAAAAGGAACTGATAATATGAATGATGATGAATTATTAAAATTATGTAGTAAAAATGTAGATAAAACAATTGAAATTTATACTCAGGATTATGATGAACCAGTTAAATTTATTAATAGAGAATGTATAGATGAAGAACCTATAAGATTATTTTATTCAGATGATGATAAAAATTATGCACCTGTTATAAAAAAACCAGAATATAAAAGAACTAAAAAATATACTATTAAACCTCAAAAAAAAAGAAAACCTATCTTTAATATTCATACACATCCTGATTTAGATGTATTGTGGAATATTAAAGATGTTAAATTAAATAAAACGTTTGGTAAGGGTATATTAGATGTTAATATAAGTATTAATGAAAAAAGATGGAATACTAACTATGAATTATTAAAAAAATATATGTTAGATAATAATAATCAATGTCCTGCACAAAGTTATAAAACAGAAGATGGTATTAATATTGGTAGTTGGATAAGTAAACAAAGACAAGATAAAAAAAAGAATAAATTAAGTCAAGATAAAATAGATAAATTAGAATCATTAGAAGGATGGTTTTGGGGTTTAGATGACGGTTGGTATATAAATTATGAATTATTAAAAAAGTATATGTTAGATAATAATCATCAATGTCCTACAGAAAGTTATAAAACAGAATGTGGTATTAATATCGGTGGTTGGATAAGTACACAACGACAATATAAAAAAAAGAATA